TAATATATCAACGGACGGTTTTTGTTCAGTCTTTTCCAATGTGGATGAAGGACCATGTTTGTATATAAATATGGGTAAATATTCACTTTGTGTTTCTTTACCGGTGTTATTACATAACTCACACCCCTGACCGGCACACGCTTCGTGTTTTCCCTTTTTATGTGACCAAGGCATGCGGAACCCACTACCCTTTGTATTACGTGAATTATTACCGTATACTGAAATATCAACAATATCTTTCCAATCACGTGATCCGTATGCTAAGTTTAACGTATTTATAACATGATCTCTAATACCCAATGCAGATGATCTGTTTACAACAAAACCTGGCCAGTTTATATGTATACCCGTTTTTATGAGTGTGTCTATGGGTTTAGGTTGGGCGACAGATATCAAAGCGTCCTTACCACCAAACTTTGAGACTTTGTCACATATGACTTTACATACGCTCTTAACCTGTTCAAATGACATTTCTTCATCATCTTTATAATCAAGATCCATGAAAAAATTATAATTTTCTGTTTTCTGTTCAACGACGAAAATTTTTTCACCGGAGTTATATACTTCTACACATTTTTCGTAAAAGTCATTCAATTTATCAAATGGCACGGAGAGGACGCCACCGTCCATGAGCACATGTGATAAATCGGAGTTATTAGCAAAACCCTGGTCTTTACACCAACGTTTAAACATACTTACCTATTATTCTATTTATCTTTTTATACTGTTTATTCATCTTCATACTCGTGACGCCAAATGGAGCGTCTATATGAGACTTCCGGATAATTTTCTTCTTCTGATAAACTTTTCTTTAAAACGAGGAGTTCATAGACTTTATCCTCTTTATGTAATTCAACGTACCTTTCTGCTCTTTCTAATGTATATGCATGCCTTTCAATGAGAAGCTCTTGTATCTGAGATAAAATGTAGTTCTTAGACTTCATTATTTAATAGAGAAGGTTTTTCTATCGAGAGAAGTTACACACGCGTAAAATTCTGGGTTGTTAAGTACGTTCTTAACAATGCGATCCCATTGTTTTTTCGTACTGAACTCCGAAAGTGTTTCAAAATTCATGAAATCATTTTCATCGTGTGTTCTCTTGATGGGCTGTTTCTGAATCTTACGAAGATTCATTTTCTGTTTTTCATCGTTAAACTTACGTATAAGTTCAACCTGTTCCTGCATGGTATAGTTTACGAAAAACACGTAAACGTTATATTCAAGTTCCACTCCTGGACTTTCCGTTACTACAAACTTAAATTCTGTATATTCACCTTTTTTCAAAGAAATAACCCCCCTGGTTTCTTCTTCAAGTTCTCTCAAAGCACATCTAATGGGATTTGGAATCTCTCTTCGCCTACACCCTCCGGTGACGAAAATCCAATCTTTAAATCTTCGATCCCGGACAGTGAGAAATCGTGGTTTATCACCTATAAAAGTGACGGGGACTGCAATTGCTTTATATTTTTTCATTGCTTATTTACAAGTTATAATTGAATAAGATGATTATTCTGAAGATTCTTCTTCATCATCATCAACTTGGGTTTCTAAAACTTCCTCTTTTTCTGTTTCTACAACTGGTACAGATTTCACTTGTGGTGGTCTGGATAAATGTGTCATGAGGTTTCCGTAAAATCCTTTAACATTATCCATTTCTGATTTCGTTTTGTTAAGTTCTCTGTACATGTACATTGTGGCAACAATACACATGAGCACGGCAACTATAGTCGCGGTATCGCGATCGAATGTAAACATTTTATATATAAAAATACGAGCTAATTTTTTAAGTTCCTATAATCGCACCCATGTGCGTTGTTTTTTCTGTTGGACACGGGTACCCCATTTTTCCAAATTGTATTTCCTGGTAATGTCCTTCTTTACACTCCGCATTCTGAGGAGGCTTTTCTGGTTTTTTACCAACTAAATGATCTAAAGTACCTGATTTTGGGTCATACGTTATAACAAAGACAAATGCTATGAGAAAAATTAATTGCCAAAACATTTATAATAAGCGGCTAAATTAAATTACTTAATTGGAATACATCAAACCACCCATACCATTTTCAATACGGAGGATGTTGTAGTTGACGGCGTAGATGGTATTAGCGAACGATGTATTATCTGAAACAAGTCTCGCGGAATCGAGTCTACTAAAGTTGAGTGAACCCGTTGGTTGAACCTTAGCCGTGTCGAGACAGAATGGAATCAATGTCACGTTATCGGTTGTTTTTGTGGCACTGGAAACTACCCCGGCAGTTGTATGGTAATAGATTGGGGCGGAAGTAAAGTGTGGGATAACTGTCTTCGCATCAGTAACATCCGTACCGTTAATTTGAAGCTTCAATTTATCGGCGGCGGTCATAGCATTTACAGCAACCAAATATTTCATTGGGTGGTTGAAGTTGAGTTCCTGGGTCTTGGAAGCAGAGGCAACAGCTTTTTGTGTTTGTGTAATAAGCATGTTTTGTGGTGTGGAAGACAAAGCGGTACGCTCATCGGTGTCGAGGTGAATGAATTGAACATAGACTTCCGCGTCAGCTGTGACTGTAGCACCCCATGTGATTCTCAATTCAACATCGTGGTATTGAAGGGCAATCAATGGGATCGCCGACTGGGCATTTTCACAAAACGAAAATCTGAGTGGGTAGAACGCTTCACTAGCGTAAGTAGATTTAGAGTACGTTTGGTTCATAACAGTTGGTGCGAGAGTCGCAGAAAACTCATAATCTTGTTCATCAATGACTTGTCCACCAATGAGAAGTTCAACCTTGGAAATTTTATCGCTCCAGTCAGTAATGTTAACACCTCTATTGGCGATATACACGTACCCGACCATATCCCCTTTTCTTTCAAACCTGACGGTCGACATACCGTTCGAGGATGGGTTGCCCTGGATAACCTGTTTTTCAACAGTTTGGGCGAAATTTGTGTGACGTTTATAGTTGGACCTGAAAAAGGAAACTTCAGGTTGACCGACGAGATGCGCATCTTGGGCACCTACGGCAACGAGTTGGGCAATACCTCCAGACATATTTTATATTATACTAAGGTTTTATTTTTTAAATATCTTCAACGAAATCTGTATACTGCTTTTTAATTTCAGTGTATAAATGGGATATCATACTCGTGTTTGATGTTTCTAAATCAGAAACATTTGCAGTTATGAGCTGAGAGTTTATCGAAGTTTTTCCCTGTATTTTTGCATCTTTACTGATATGGTGTTCGAAATAAGATGTTAATTTATACACGGTTGGACTGTCCGAATAATCGAATTCCACGTGAATACTGACTTTTCCATTACGATCTTTTCGTAACCCGATGTAATGTTCGGATAATACCATTCCGTAAGTCGTAAGTATGGAGTTTGTTACCATACCGTTGTTTAAACTTTCAGATTCTGGAATTATTATACCCATTATTATATATACTTTATAAATTATAATTATTTTAACTTTTAGACGAATTGACTTAATTTATTTTCAAGTGCTTTTATTTTAGAGTTAAGTTCTTTTATAGCTTCTACAAATATACCTGCAATATTCCCATATGCTATACCATACCCTGATTTTTCTGAACCAGATACAGCTTCCGGTAACACTTCGAGTAATTCCTGAGCAACTAAACCCGTGTATGCTATACCATCTTTTTCATACGTGTACCCATTTATTTTTTCTATTTTAGAAACTGGGTCTTCTATAGTTTTAAGATTTTTCTTATTTCTCACATCGGAATATGCAGTAACATTTCCAGTTGCATATATATCACCCACAACATGGAATTTATGAGCTGGACTCGTTATTCCTATACCCACGTTCCCTGTGTCATATTTTATTACCATTTTAGAGTCAGTTAGATCTGCATTCGCCGCATTATCAGTTGAATTTTCCAAACAAAAGTGTAAATCATTACGACTATAAGTACCAGCACCATCGGCTATTATAGCTGCTTTAAAAGCAGAACTTGAGGTGAGTTGATTTGGTGTACCTAAAAGTAGTCTCGCGTTATTGTGCTCACTTTGATTTGTTATGACTAAATCCGCATAACTACCATCGCTTGAAGTAGATCCATCAATTACGGTCATTTTATGTCCCGAACCTATATCAGTATCACTGCCTATTGATACCTCACCACCCGAATTGATCCTGAATCTTTCGGTATTACTTGTTGTAATTGTAAACGTATCATTTGATGGAAACCCAAAGTATGTATCTGTATCACCTGTATGTGTAATATAATCGACAATATCACCACTAAAACTACCACCACTTACCGTTGACCATGTCATTGCACCCCCACCACTTGATGTGAGTACTTGTCCATTAGTTCCAAAAGTACTACTTACGCTTAAACCACTTGTTATGTTCATATTACCGTTAACATCAAGAGTATAACCTGGACTTGCTGTTCCTATACCAATATTACCAGTATTGGTAATTCTTAATCTGTCGATTCCAGCTGTCCTAATCTTAAAAGTATCAGTGTTTGGAAACCCGAAGAATGTATCTGTATCACCTGTATGTTGAATATAACTAGGAATTAACAAATTCGTAAAGTTAGCAGATGTTGCAGTTATTGTACCATTAACATCAAGTGTAGAAGCTGGACTTGTTGTTCCTATACCAACATTACCGGAGCTTATATAAATATCTGACCCCGACACTGTCCAAGGACTTGAACTACCACTACTTACGGTTGTCCAAGACATTGCACCCCCACCACTCGATGTAAGTACTTGTCCACTCGAGCCTGTGGAACCATTTGCACGTAAACCACCTGTTATGTCCGCATTACCCACAACGTGTAATGGAGTCAATGGATTTGTTGTTCCAATACCAACATTACCAGAGCTTCTATAAATATTTGATCCCGACGTTGTCCAAGGACTACTTACGGTTGTCCAAGCCATTGCACCCCCACCAGTTGATGTGAGTACTTGTCCACTCGACCCGGCGGAGGGGGAAGGGGTGCCAACATATAAAGCACTTCCTATATGCATAGTA